CGAGATAACTGCGCTTGTTTGCTTTAGCGTTAGTGGCACAGTTGTACCCCAGGCAGCCTGCAAAGTCTGTAATACCTCAGATGTAGCAGTATCGTTGAGAAAGTCTAGAGTAATAGTGCTGGCTTCTAGGCCTTTAACAAACTTATGTGCGCTATCGCCCATAGCTGTTACCTCAAGCTCGTCAAAAGTACGGTTAATAGTTGCACTTGTTACGTGGTCAGATAAGTCAACACTATTTAGCGTGACCACTACCCCGTTAGATAAAAATATAGCCATCGCTTATGCCTCGTCCTTTTCTGTCGTTGTTTCTGTAATTGGTTTTGGTTTTGTTACTTTAACCTCGACAGGCAACTCTTGGCCTATCTTGATTAAAAACGCTTTATCTTCATCGGTTAGTGCCATAGTTTAACTCCAGCTCGTTAGTACGGATATTTGTAAGTCTGCCGTTAATAAATCACCACTTGCTACACTTAAAACACTAGGTGCAGATACGCTAGTAACATTAAATACGATTGCACTTGCAGCTAGTTTAGCAAACACAGCTACAATAGTGTCCTCTATGCCTTGTAAGTTGCCTTCATTAGAAAACATTGGCACCGTCATAATGACCTTTAGGTTAGCCATAGGTGAAATGCTGGCATAAGAGTTGTTACTAGGGCTTATGTATGGGTCAGCCGGTGCCACTACAACGCTGTTAGCTAGAATTGTGCTAGGCGGGTATGCAAAAGTACTCCACACGCCAGCATTAGCAAGGGCTGCAGCTACCGTGCTACGTAAAGTGGTTATGGCCGCTGTCATTAGCCAACCATACTTGCAGGAGAAAGATACGGAGCCAATAGGCCGCGCACGGATGCCATAAGAGTATTGCTCATCTTAAATGGGCTAGGGCTATATCCATCTACGCTAGTGCCGCCGTTTTGTGTGCTAAATCGGCTAGTCCAGATATTTTCTGCCAGCATTAAAGCTGCAGCGTTAATAGCTGGGGTATTGGCGTATGTAGCGGTTTTTGTATCGTCACCTGTCATAGTGCCATAAGGCAATACACGCCTAAAGTTTTGGTCAGCTGCTACTTTTGCATATTGGATAAAGCTATAGCCCTGTGGGTATTGCCAGTAATTTAGCTGCATATTAAACGCAGGCAAGATATTAGCTGTGCCTGTGCTAAATGGAATTGTGCCTGTGATTGTGTAAGTGCCGTTAAAGGTTGAACCAGCCCCGGCAACTGTTACCGATTGGCCCGTAGTAAAAATGCCAGGGTTGGCAACCATAACTGTAGCTACATTAGACACTAACGCGGTGCCGACTACCGGCGCGTTATCAAACCATAGAAAGCCGTTAATTAAATCTTGTGCGGCTTGGCAGGTGTCCTCTATCCAGGTATAAGAATCGTACAAAGTCCCAACGCCCAAGCTAGCCTTCAAGGTAGCGGCGTTCACATAAGTGGCGGGCATTTTTGTACTCCTATCTTACTTAGGTTTGGTAAGCCTCAAAGGGCTAAGAGGCCTACCAAACTATTAGTGGGTTTTTATTATGTTAAATTAAAGCGGCGGATACCACCGGCAATATTCACCATCGTGCCGAGCATTCCATATACGGCAATTTGAACCTGTAAATTAGCTACAACATTAACAGACATAAAAGCTTGAGGGCTTTCAAATACTGTCATAGCTTCAGGTGCAATAATAAACGCTGACTCGTCAATAGTTGTTGATACAACGTTACGGTCAATGAATAGGTCTAATCCAAGTACTGAGCCCTTAGCACTTGTAGTAGCTGCGTTGCCGCCATTATTCATCGGATTTCCGGCTGAATAAATTGGGCGCCCAGTCGAATCTGTAGCACCAAGTAGCAAACTCCATTGTGAGCTTCCTGCCAAGTAATTCTTAGCAAAGTAGCTTGAGCTTGTGTAAGCAAGTGGTGCCTCTGTTGAGATGTATGAAATGATGCCAGCTGATGTAGCTGCTACAGCTGTAGCTTGAGTACCCCCGGCGGTCAAAGCGGCCACTACAGCGGCATCTGTCACCTTGAGATAATTATTTACTAACTCATTAGTAACAGCTTCCATAAATCCAGGGTCAGAATATTGTGTTAGCTCAATACTTAGTGTTTGCATACCACTATATTTTTGCATTGTGCAAGTAAGATATTCAGAGACAGCATCGGTATTAGATACTGCGCCGCCTTCGGCTTCTACTGTTGTAGTTGGGTAAGTTGTAAACTTAGGCCGATTGATTGTTAACCCACTTGCTGGGGCAGCTTGTCTGTCAACGCACTCCATAGCTGGGCGTCCAAAATTGCCCTGTGTAGATACGATTGACTGTAGGTACTGTGTAGGGTTAAAACCCAAGCCGGCGCTAGAAAAATCATCGGCTGCAGTAACGAAAAGACGTGATTCTTCATCTCCTAGAGCTGCTTGTACTTTACGTGATGTATATGCACCCATAGATGTAATATCGTGGCGCACTCTTTGTGAGTTTAATGCACTTGGTAGGATGATTTTACGAGCTGCCTCTACTGTAGGTGCAGCCTGCTCTGGGGCAACTGTTGCCTCAGGTGCGTTTGATTCGGGGGCTGTAGTCACAGCGGCCTCGCTCTCTGTTTCGGTTTCGGTTTCGGTTTCGGTTTCGGTTGTTACTATGTGTGTTGTTGTAACTTTAGTTGTAGTTGATGCTGCCTCTACTGGCATTTCGACAGCTTGTGCCGCAATACTTTGCACCGCAGCGCTAGAAAATGCGGCGCTCTCAACGAGTGACACTTCGCGTAAAGTGGCAGCGGTGACCAGGAGGTAGTTATCTTTAGGCTCTGATGCGGTAACTTCCACACCAACGGATAGGCCGTCCATTAACTGTTCCTGGGCTAGCAAAATTGCCGTGTCACCCGGCATACTTGAGCTAATCTTAAAGCTCGCGTATAAACCATCGCTTGTACTGTTAATACTTTTCATACGTCCTACAGGCTTTGTATTATCGTGAGACATTAAAAGTTTAATTTTATTAGGATTTTCTGCGCTAATTGAATTAGGGGCAAACACAACGCGGCCTGCACTTGTGTTCCCGACTTCGCCATAAGGAGCAATTTTGCCAGCGATAATGCGGCGCTCTCCACTATCTACAGCTTGTACTACTCCACTAAACGTTAATATCATTAGTGCCGTTCCCTCCATTAAGGCCCATTGGGCTTAGTTGTTCCATACTCTGAGCAGTTTGTAAATCTATTAAACCTAGATTAAGCATTTTCTCTATTGCATCTAAACGAGCTGCAGTATCGGCACGTAGGAAAGTCTCATCTAGGGCAAAGCGCACTACGTTACCGTGAGCCGTAATATCATCCATAGATAGACGGTTTTCAATAGCGCTAATAAACGGCTGTAATGAATATGCTACAAACTCTTTTCTACCGTCCAATATATTTTGGTACGTAAGAGAATTGTTCATATCTGCGCTAATATAATAAGCTGGCACGTTCATTAAGCGCGCTATCTGTGTAGCTAGATATTGGCTAGCCTCGTTGTACATCATATCTTTAGGGCTAAAGCCAATATTTTGTATATCGAGAGTGCTAGTCAAAAATGCCGTTGAACGGCTATTTCTTGCGGCTTTCCAAGCTGCCAAGATTCCGCTAACTTGTGCCTCAGGCAAATCCGCACCGTTATTTTTAATTACCGAAGTAGCCATCGGCGTTGAGGCTGCAACGCTTGCCGCTTTTTCAATATCTAAAGCAGCTTGAATTGTACGAGCGCCTGTCTCTAGTACTCCAGGTAACAAAGACTGAAAAGTAACAAGTGAACCAATACCCGACATAGGCGCACGTTCGCCGTTAACGCTGTAATACTTTACGGCCTCGCCTGTCTCATCTGTTGTTACTGTTACGCGAGTATTAGCTACCCACTCAAAGCCACTAGGGCGCCCGTCATCTTGATAAACGCTGCAGACCTTAAGATACCCCACCCCATAAAAAAGTAACGAATCTACCAAATATGCAATAGTAACGCTACGCGGCTGGCGCATATCAAACTGGTCTAACCATAATGGCGATTCTAATTTTACGCCTGTAGATTTTTTGTATAACTCTAAATCTATACTAGATATAACGCCTGCAATTAAATTACGGCAACGATTAACAGCCGGTACTTGTAGCGCAGTAAATCTATCCATAAACGGCGCACCATTACCGCTTGCGTAAAGGCCACCGTAGCTATAAACACCAACGCCGTAACCTTGTGACATAACGGCAGGGGCTAGCTGGGCTGTAACATCTTTTTTAGCTATGCCTAAAGTTTGCAATAT